CCGCCATATAAAAAACAGTAGTAAAATCTTTTGGCTAAGTCTCTATTGTCTAACCCTGCTAAAGTCTGTGTTTCAGTGTGGATATCGCCATCCAAGACTACTTTTGCATAGTTGCCATTATCATACTTAGCCATATAGTGAGCCAACATTCTCACTTCTAAACCTGAGACATCAATGCCTACAAGTTTTTTACCTATTGGAACTGTAAATAACTTTCTACATTCTTTGCCATAAGGTACAGACACGCTTGGTATCTGTGCCATATTAGGATATGAATGAGTTGCCCTTGCAGTCACTGTTGAATTAGTATTACAAGTGCCGTGTATTCTATTATTTTTTTCGTGTTTCAACCAAGCTTGTGCTCCGGTTGCAAGTTGTCCAATTCTTTTATCTAATAAAAAATGCTCACACAATATTTGTGCAGGTGGATAAGATAAACTTTCTAATATAGTTTCATCTAGTTTAGGCTTACCATCATCAGTATAAATTGTAGGTTTCCAATTATACATTTTAATTAATCTATCTGCTATGTGCTGTCTGCTTGAAGGATTAAACACAACAGTTTTTTCTTTATAATATATTTCACCTTTAACATAACCTTTTGCTTTGTTATTTACTTTAGGTACAAATGGTATACGTTCAATTTTAGGTGGGAATATTTCTTGAAGTTTATTTTCAAGCTCAAGTCTTCTGCTATTTAATTTTGAATATAATTTTTTAGCTTCATCAGTATTAAAACTAAAACCATATACTTCTTGTTTATAAATTAATTGTGCAACACTATGTTCTAAATCCATAGCTTGTTGTGAATACTTAATATCTTCAATCATCTTATAAAGATTATAAGTTACCTCAACATCTTGTTGACAATACTCTAACATCTCAGGTGTATAATTTTTCCAGTCAGTATCAAACTCAGCTTTGTAATTACCTATTCTATTACCCCAAGCTTTTAAACTATGTCTTCCAATACAATCTCTAGGAAAATCTTTACGTTGAAAATCTTTTTCTTTTACATCTGGAAATAACAATCTTGTTGCTACAAGTGTGTCAAAAATTTTTCCCTTAAAATCAAAGGCAGGATATAATTTTTTAATTACTGGTATATCAAATTTAATAATGTTATGACCAACAATTAATTCAGCTTTAGATAATTTATTTAAAGCATCTTCTTTACGAAGAAGTAACATTTCATTTGTGTCTATATCTTTTAAAACAATACAATGTATTTGTGTCACATCATCTAACAACCCATCTGTTTCTATATCAAATATATATTTCATATTTTTATTACTTTCGTTTTTACTATATTAACCGTAGGAATTGTTGTGACGTTACCAACGTCAGCAACTGTTTCATCATCTGAAAAATTTATATCAGCACAAATTATATGTACTTCTTTATTCTTTTTTATTAACCATCCTGATGAAACGCAAATTGTTGGCGTTCCTAATTTAGCCATTTGTAAACTTGACCATTCAGAATCACTCACTGTATCTATCCACCAACACATAACAAATTTAGCGTTAAGTGTTTTTTTATTTATAACAGGTAATTTCATTTAATGTATATGTTTGTGTAATTTAACATCAACGTTCCAAGCCGCTTCTTCACCATTAAGAGCCAAGCCCATTAAGGCTTCTTGTAATAATGATGCAGAATTTTCTAAAGCAACGTGTAATGTTACAGGTTTGTTTTGTCTTTTAGCATTTTCAACTGCTGATAAAACATAGAAAGTCCAAGAGATAGCAGTAATATTTTTGCTATCAATTTTTTTCTTTTTAATTATTTTAGAAGTCATCAATTGTTTCTGCTTGTACTTCAGACAAACAACCAGTTTCTAAATCATAACGTAAACTACAAGCTTTACCAGTCTCACCACTAAATCTATTTTTTAATACATTTACTTGTGCAATATTATTTTCAGCTTGCAAATCTCTTGATAATCCAAGAACCATATCAGATAGCTGTGCTATACTTTGACTGCCTCTAAGACTATTCATAGATACTTGCAAACCATCTTCATAACCTTTGTTACCATCTTTAGTTCTTGATAAATGTGATACAAGTATTAAACCAATACCAGTTTCTTCAACTAATGTTCTAAGTTTAGCTACAAAATAATCTATTAATTTACGTTCATCATTTGTATTAGCATCACCTAATGCAGACAAAGCCATATGCAAATGGTCAAGTATTACATAATCAACACTACAAGCTTTAGCCATATATCTAATTTTAGATAATAAATTGTCAGCAACTGTGCTTCCAAAATGATTATATAAATAAAATTTACCGCTACCAATTGTAGAGTTAAAAGTTTCTTTTAATTCTTTTTCAGTAACACCTTCTCTAGTTAAATGTAATGGTTTCTTTAATTCAACACCCATAATGCCAAGAGCACTACGTTTAATACTTTCTTCTAAAGCAATGTATCCAACAGTATAATTATTTTTTAATAAATGTAATGCTACGTGCCTACAAAAACTAGATTTACCTACGCCACTACCTGCTGTAATAGTAACTAACTCACCTTTTCTTAAACCGTGTGTTTTAATATTTAAACATTCAAATGGGTAAGGTACTGTAATTTGTTTATCTTCTTTTTGTATTTCATCCCACAAATCAGAACCCAATACTATTCCATCAGGTCTGTAAGCTTTACTAGCCCAAATACAATCAGTAAGTTCTTTTGTTTTATTTGCTAATAACATTTCGTTAGCATCTTTTAATGGTAACGTACAAATTTTAGCTTTGTTTGGTGAAAATAATTTAGCACATTCTAATGCCGCTTTTTGTCCGTGTTCATCTTGGTCAAAACAAAACACAACACTTTCATAACTCTCTAACCATTCAAGTTCTTTTTGAATATCTTTTTTTGCACCCTGTGCACCAGACTTTATACTTACTACTGGAAATTTATTTTGATTGACACGAGAAATTGATAAAGCATCTATTTCACCTTCAGTTATGATAATCATTTTACCACCATCACGCCATAGATGCTGTCCAAATAATCCTGATTGTCTTGCATCACCTAACCATTGAAAAGTTTTATCAGGGTATCTTAATTTTTGTGCTACAAGTTCTTTATCTTTGTTATAGTAATTTGCTATTTGACAAGGTCTGCCAAACCAAGCGCCAGTTTGATAATTAAATTTTTGCGCTGTATTAAAGTCAATATTTCTTTTTGATAATGCTGTTACATTACCAGAAATAAAATCTTTACTTACTTCGTTTGTTTGTTTCAAATCTTCTACTCCTTTTTTTAATGTGTTACAAGAAAAACAAAAACTATGCCCATCATCATAGATAGAATTAGCGTCACTAGAATTGCACTCATCACAATGTGTGTGATATAAAAAGTTACTTTCAGTTTTGTCCATAAAATTTTTTGCCTAAATATTTTGAGTTTAGCTTACTGAATATGAGCACACACTCAGTAAGCAACAAACAAACTATGTCAACAATTCTTTTACATCAAATTGAGGACATAATGAGTTAGCCACATCTCTGTGACCAACAACTTTAACATCTTTGTAATTGGCTTTTAAAACATCTATGAGTTTAACTAAACTATCATATTGTTTGAAAGTAAAATTACAATCTGGTTGTCCATTAACATTTTGTCCACCAACTAAACAAATGCCAATGGAATTTTTATTAGACAAGGCAACATCTGTTTCAATATGTGCGCCTGCAATCATTATGTCTCGACCATCCTGTATAGAACCGTCTCTTTTTATGACTTTATGAAAAGCGCACGAGAATAAACCTTCTTTTCTATGTTGCTTGTCTAAATCTTTAACATCTAAATTTTGTTTTGGATTTGTATTAGTTGAATGAACAACAATGTACTTTGTTTCTTTTCTTATATTGTTCATAACCATCCTTCAGGAACGTGCCTGTCTGCATATTTAAATCCATACTTATCACACCACATACCGTATGTAGTATTTGATTTTTTACTTATTCTAGTTTTTGAATTGCTAAATATAATTCTAATATCTAAATCAGGATGCTGTTCTTTTATAAGACGCATTTTCTGACGGTCTTGAGAAGTAAAGTAACCTTTAGTCTCAATGTAAATATTATTTTTAATTAAATAAAAATCAGGTGTGTAAGTATGTATTTTTTGTGGTTTAACGTAACTTAATTTTAGTTTTTCAAATTTATATTCAATTTGTTTTGTGTCAAGTTCAGAAGCAATTGCTTCTTCTAAACCTGACCTAAAACCGTGACGCAAACCAACTTGATTAGAAGTCAGCTTCTGCTTTTTCTTCTTGTACCACATTTGTGTTTGCACTTTCTGGCGCTGTATATCCGCCTTCAACATTGTTAAAGCCGTAACCTTCAGCATTGCCAGAACCACCCTCAACTAGCTTAGTTATTTGCACTGCTCTTAATCTCAGACTTACGCCTGCGCCTGCCATTGCAGTGAACCAGTGAACTAACTCAGCACTAACTTTCATCTCACTTCCAGACCAAACGTTAGTATCAATTAAAGGTTTACCAGAACTATCAAATATCGCTACTTTAAATGGAATTACTTTTCCATCTTTAGCAATTATTTGTGCTTTTCTTTTAAATTTGAAAATAATATTTCCAGTTGGAACATTTTTTTCATCCATTTCTTCTTCATATGGTGGATTAGCACGTTTAATAGTTTTGCCTTTATTTTTTTCTTTAGCAATTTTTAAACTAGCTTCCATCTCAGCGTTAATCTGTTTGATTAATGGCTGTGCCTTATCAATTGGAACGATAAGATTTACTTTGTAATGACCATCAGTATCAAATTTAGTATCTGGTTGTGTTAACCAAGCATACTGACTAATACCTTCAGGGCTTACAATTTTTACATAATTGTTCTTTGACATTTTATATTTCTCCGTTTAGCTTTTTCATTTAGTGTTTCTCCATTCTACTACGGGTACTTTAATGCTTACGCAAAAAAGAACTCACTGACCCGCAATTTTTCTATATCTAAATCACCTTTGGCGGGCACTTCAGGTAATTTACTGTGTAACTCAACAGGTAATTGTTTAAGAACATCATTCCTGAAATTTTCAAGAATATCAAATTCAGTAAACATTTTAATAAATGCTTCTCTAATACATTTATTAAGTGTTTCAACATCACCTGCGGTTGTGCCAAATGAATCGTGAACATTACAAAAGTTTGTAATACCATTTTTATATGCTATGTTAACTGTACTCATCATAGCGGCACTATCCACTGAGTGGACAAGATTAGGAGCCACTCCATTTCCCATTCTTAACTTATCCGTTAAATCAGTCTCAATGTTAATTCTAGGTTTAATAACTTCACCCATCAACATAGCTTTAACTCTTTTAGATTTCATTTCCGGATATGACTGATAAACTGGAAAACCAACAGGCGTAACCCAATGCACGGGTAATTGTTCTTTAGCAACTACCCTAGCAATTGTTTGAAGGTAATCCATCCCAATTCTAGCTGATTTTAAATTATCACCTATACTGTCCCAAATGACACTTGCTAGGTAACTAGCAGGTTTAAATATTTCATCTTGAAAGGGATGGTTTTCACCTTTGTCTTTACGTTTTGTTAAATCTTCAATAACGAAGTCAGTACAAGAATATCTTGTTGAACCATAACAAATGGTCATAATACTTCTTTTAGTCGTTGAACGTTTAACACCGTAGTCTAACCACAACTGAGCAAAAGGTTTATTTTCTTTTGCATCTAGTTTTAGTTTGTCAGTAACAGCATCAGCAACCAATTGATAAATGTCTTGTGGTTTATCAGTTGGCAATAAGTTAACTAACTTACCGGCTTTACTGTCTCTTAACATTAAAGAATAAATTTGAAGACCATTACAAGACCCATCAACGTTAACAGGTATCTTAGAAATAAATCCAAAACCTTCTTCTTTAAATCTTTTCCATTCATCACAAAATGCTAAAAATTGAAAAGGATTAGAAGCTTCTTCCCATTGTCTATTTGACATAGGGTCTTCAGCACATTTAATAATCCAACTTTCATTATTATTAGTCCAAGCAACACGGTCATCAAATGATATTTTATCTTCACCGTACATATTAGCACCGTGAATAGACAACCAATAGTCACCTTTGTTTTCTTTTGTGATTGCTTTGCCATTTGAAAATGACAACAACGCTTTGGCACCACCAATAGATTGATAGTTTAAAAACGCCGGTACTGCATAAGCTCTACCTCTAAAATCTAATTGCAACGGAAAATATAAAGTTGCATAGTTTTTAAATTTTTGAGCTAACCAAATAATTTTAGCATACAGTAAACGTTTAGAAAACATTCTTGCATTTTCTGTGTGCGCCACAACAGCTTTTTTCTTCCAAGCTCTACGACTATCAACATTCGTTTCAATATCGTGTGGTTTATTTGGAATATCATAATTAGTGTTTGGCGGCATACCACCAACAGCTAACCCTTTGTCCCAAGCTTCTTGCATTACAGATAAAATAAAATTATTTATCTTAAATGGTGTTGCTTGCATTGTGTTAACAGCATTGTAAACTTCAGGCATATCAAAGTTTTCTAATTCTTTTTTAAACAATTTATTTTTTTGTTTAACCAAGTCTAACTCTGGTAATTCTTTAGTCCAATAACCACCACCAACAACTGTGCTCCATAACTTCGGCGGCATAACTGTAGGTAAATACTCTGGATTAAGTAATTCATTAAAACTATTTCTATTCTTAATCCATTCTCTAGTAGTTTCTGTTTGTTTTATTATTTTAGCTTTTTTATGTTTTACAGTTTCAGTTCCAATTTCAATTAAACCTGTAGCATAAATCATAAGCTCAACTAAACGTAAACCAACGTGCAACTTAACAGGTGTTGTCCATTCTTCCCATTTCATTACTTCATCACGTTTAGCGCTTTCTCTTAGTTTTCTTCTTTTGTAAGTATAATTAAAACTACGCTTATCTAAATCTTGTTTTACAGTTTGGTATAAATCAGGATTTAAAAACTTAAAATTTCTAAGCGATATTTCAGTTTCAACTTTACCACCCAATGATATGCACGTTGCAGTCAATGGTTTATATTGTGTTATTGTATTGATTATGTGTTTTCCAGTGATTAAAGCCAATATTTCAGGTTCTACTTCACACATTTTTAGGAAAGCAATAGATGGTTTACCTATTGTTTTTTCGGATTGTTCTTGTATCCATTCAGCAATAGCTTTTGCCAAAGGTCTTATAGTGTTTGCTACCATTACTTTTCCGTAGCTTGTAACACTTTCTTCTTCTCGTTCTATATGAGATTGTAAACGTTTATTAGTCCTATTAGAACCTAATTTACGCATCTCTTTTTCGTGCTCTACTTCATCAGCATAAGTAGGCATACTCTCAATCAGTCTTGCCATTTAACTAACTCCTTTAAATTTATGGGTTATGTTTTGTATATCTACTACGGGTACCTTAGTACGCAACAACAAAAATAATTAAGACAATAAATACCAATAATATGTATTTTATAATCCTAATGTATTTTTGATGTATTATTTTACCAAACAATATCATTAATTTACCTCAGTTATTAAATTACCATCTAAATCATATCTTATATCATAACGATTAAATAAGTCTGGATTAGGCATTTCTCTTTCTTTTTTACAATCTTTACAAAAACAATCGTGAGCAAATCCCACAATTTCTTTTATATTACCATTTTTATTTGTGTAAAAAAGATAATCTAATTGATTTGTTTTTTCTATTACACCTTTTTTAACAAGTCTTTTTGCTAATGTTTTAATGTTTATCATTTTTATTATATTCCTTTATTTGTTTGATTTGTTTTGCCGTCAAGTCAACAGCTTGACTAAACGGATTATAGTTATTTTTTTTCTTTTCTATGTAATCAGAGTATTTTTCAGACACTAAAAACAATAGAGCGCAAACAATACTTCCTACAAGTAAAATTTGCAATTCAAGTGATATGTCAATTATTAAACTTATTATACCACTCATATTAGGTTCAATCATAATTATCCTTTTGTTAAATGATTATAACAGACTAAGCGGCAACTACGCCGCCTAGTTTCGACTATTAAAGTCTCATCAGTGTTATTATTTTTGATATTCGTGTTGATTTATAATTACATTAAATTCAACAGTGCAACCATCGTGTGCTTCCATAATTTCTTCTAATAATGGAATAAATTGCCTATGTTGCAATCCTTCATTTGAACCAATAGTTACTTTGCCAACATCTTTATCATACTTATCTTTTTTATCGTTGTATTTTTCGCCTTTTACTTCAATGAAGTATTTATCTATATACATATTATTTACCTTTTATTATTTTTTGTTTTAACTGTTCAAACTTAGCTTCTTCTTCAGCTTTTTTAATTTCAGCTTTAAAATAGCTACGCTCATTATTTACATCTACATCAACAGGCGGTTGACACGGTAAACCAGAATTATCAAACCATTTACCCGTACTTGTCAGGTAATATTTAGATTTAACTTTTTTGATTTTACAGCTATCAATCTCGCCGTCTGGTCTAACAAGATAAACAGATTTGTTTACATTCATATATAAACGCTCAATCCATTTATCATTGATAAAATTAGATGCAACATTATTTGAAACAGCCATTAGTGACCTGCCTTAGTGTAACCGTTATTAAGTAACAAACGTTGTTTTAGTCTGTTATTTCTAAAAACAGTTTCATCTTCTTCCACTTTTTTACGCAAAAAATTATATAAAATTTTATATATAATATTCATTGTTGTGCTCCGTTGTTTGTTTGTTTAAGCTTTCTGAGCTCATCAGTTACGGCAAAACCGTAAGACAAAACGCCGTCTAGTCTTAACGACGCTTTGTTTCGCTCTATTATTTTTTAATTATTAAATGTTTAAGAAAATAATATAACCTTTGTAATTGGTATCCTAAATAGCTTTCATTTTCTAATCTTAATAAATGGTGACTATCTGTTTTGGTCATTTCTTCCCATTGTCTTTTACTTATCATTTTTGCAACGCTCCGTTTATTGATTTAAATTTATAAGTTTATACAAACCATCTTTTATTTTTTTTCTAGTGGTTGCAGTATTTTCATTTAAAAATAAACTTCTATATTTTGAAGTAGTCCTTGAATAGTTCCAAGTTTCAACATCTAAAAAAATACCGTCAAAATTCTTTTTAACTATTATTGAGTTGTAACTTTGAAAAAAAGTGTTGCCATTATCGTCATTTATTACAAATTGATTTGCAACAGGATTACCAGTTTTAGGGCTTAACATACTTTGTACATTCATTTTTATTCTCCGTTTTTGTTGTTTGTTTGTGTTTAAAAAGTTGCTATGCAACAGACTAAGCGGCAAATCTGCGCCGCTCAGTTTCGGTTAATAAAACCTCATCAGTGTTACTTTAAATTTATAATTTTTGCTTTATTGTTTAAAGATAAAAAAACAGCTTCCTGTTTTGAAAGCTTACCATACTTAACAATTAATTTTTTAATAAATGTTTTGTTTTTAGAAGTATTTTTGTAAGCCGTTTGAATGATTGAAACAGGCTCAACATATAACTTGCCTTTGTTATTAATCCAAGAGCCGTTTCCATCATAAACAGTACAGCCGCCAAATTTTCGGCAAAGCTCCTTTTCAAGCATTTTAGGCGTTGTCAATTTGTGCCCTTGATTATCATATTTAGGAAACATTATTTGTGCTATATCCATTTTATACCTCATTTAGTTTGTTTGTTTCGCAGTCACTGCCTGCTCATCAGTCATAGAAAAACTATGAGACAAACAACTAGCCA